TGGGCCACTGGTTCTGGCCTATAGTCATTTGCTGATATGAGCGGAAAGGGAGACAAGCCGAGGCCGGTTGACATCAAGCAGTACGAGACCAAGTACGACCAAATTGACTGGAAGCGAAAAGTAGCCAAGGATAAGAAGCGGAAATAGGAACCCTGTCCACGCGAATCGTGTTGGACAAGGAAACGGGGGATCAAGCAACCCATTGCTGTCCCCATGACTCAAGAAGACCAGATTTACTTCGGCGGGCAAGTCAAGGCCCTCGGAGACAACCGCGTCGGGGGCTACCTCGTGCGGTTTAGTAGTGCAGCGGACCCAGACCTCGTGAAGGACTTCTTCACCAAGGACACAGAGTTCGGCACGAATACCACGCCCCCGACGCTGTACCACCACGGCCTGGACCCGGTGCTCAAATCCCGGATTGTCGGCACGTCTGAGTGGAAGATTGATAGCGATGGCGTTTGGATCGAGGCGCAACTGTCACTCAGGGACGCATACGAGCGCCATATAATGAAGCTGGTCCGCGAAGGGAAGCTTGGATGGTCCTCGGGCGCTGTTGGGCACGCTGTTGAGCGAGAGAAAGTAGGCGAGTCAAACTGGCTCAAGACCTGGCTGATCGGAGAGGCGTCATTGACCCCGGCTCCAGCCGACCCCAAAAATAGTGCAATGCCTATCAAGTCATTGCCCCCGGCACCGCTCTTGGTGCCAGACGAGGATGACGAAGCAGAAAAGGCGGCGGCTGCCGTAGCAGAGTCTACCGAACCAACCCCACAAGAAACCAAAACAATCGACACTACCATGTCAGAAGAAATCAAGGCGGAGAATTTAGACTTCAGCGCCATCGCAGAAGCCGCTGCCACCAGGGCCGCTACCGCAGCCGCCGAGGCCACCATGAAGGCATTCGAGGCCCGTCAAGCAGCTCAGGCTGCCAAGGCCGAGGAAGAGATCAAGCTGGCTGAGGCCAAGACCGTCAAGGCCGAGTTCAGTGCTCCGGCGATCCACATGGATTCGACCACGAAGCATTACGACAACTACGGCATTGCCGAGCTTGCCACAACCGCCGAGTTCTTGAACAACGCGGCTGGGTTGTCCCACAAGAATCGCGCTGCTTCCGAGAACCTGTACAAGGCCATCGGTCGTCGGCTTGAGTCTTCGGAAGGCTCGACCGAGACGTTCCGCCCGGCTCAGAACGAGCTGAAGTCTTTCCTGCACAAGGCTGGCATCAAGGCCAACGAGATTCACCAGTCCACGCTCTCCGGTTTCGGTGATGAGTGGGTTGGTGTAGCATACTCGTCTGAGCTTTGGAATCTGGTCCGTCAGGAAGCTGTTGTGGCCTCCATGTTCACTCCGTTTGAGTTCCCGGCTGGTAACGAGTCGCTGGTTGTGCCGCTTGAGTCTACGGACCCGACGTGGTACCTGGTCGATCAGTCTGCCAGCCTGTCCTCCAACCCTGGTGGCATCCCGACGAACACGGTAACGTCCAGCAAGACCGCTACCGCCAAGAAGACGATGACGCTGTCCAAGATTGGTGCGCGTCAGCTCTGGACCGGCGAGATCAGCGAAGATGCCGTTCTGCCCTTTGCACAGCAGCTTATGAACCAGCTTGCCGTGTCCGGTGCGGAATACTTCGAGTCAGCATTGCTTGACGGTGATACCGAGACGGGCGCTACGACCAACATCAACGACATCGCAGGTACGCCCGCATCGACGGATTACTTCTTGGCCTTTGATGGCCCCCGGAAGTTGGCCCTCGTTACGAACACGGCGAACTCGCGTGACGCTGGTGTCCTGACCGCTGAGGACTTCCTGGAAACAGCGAAGCTCATGGGCACGAACGGTCGCAACGCCATCGACAAGTCCAAGGTTAAGTTCATCATCGACAACTCGACGCACTACAAGTCGCTTACGCTTCCCGAAGTGAAGACCCGCGACGTGAACAGTGCCGCGACTGTCGAGAACGGCAACCTGACGCGCATCTACGGCTACGACATCCACGTATCTGGTCACATGTGTAAGGCTGGCTCTGGCTTGTCGAACACCGCTGGCAAGATTGATGTCGATACCGCAAGCAACAACTCGAAGGGTCAGATCCTTGCGATCCGTCCTGACCAGTGGCGCTTGGGCTACCGCCGTCGCATGACGATGGAAACGACTCGGGTGCCTGCTGCTGACGCTACGGAAATCGTAGTGATGATGCGGGCTGCATTCGACTCCCGCGACAACGAAGCTGCCGCAATCAGCTACAATGTCACTGTCTAATCTGATAAGATAGCCTGATCCCTCCCTCGCTTCGGCGGGGGAGGGGGAGGCAAAGGATACAACTATGGCACAAACTGTTTATATTGCCCGCAAGGGCCAAGACGCTGATTTCGCGGCTGTTACAGTCGACTCCCTTTCTGTCACGGAGCAGTCCGGTGTGACAGCGACGGGTTCGCTTGTGAAGCTGACCGAGACGGTGGCCTACGACGCATTCACGGACGGCGGAGCCGCTGTCGGAACGTATGACCTCACGGTTGGCACGATCCCGGCTGGAGCCACCTTCCTCTACTCGGCTGTTACGGCTGTCACGGGCTTTGCTGGCGATACTTCGGCTGTTCTCACCATTGGTGATGGCACTGACGTTGACCGGTACAACACAAGCACGATTAACGTGTTTGCGACTGCTGCGAACGGTGTTGCCGCTGGCGCTCCGTCTGGCACGGTGTACCACGCCGCCGAGAAGACGCCGAAGCTGACCGTTACGACCGCCTCAGACTTTACTTCGGTATCGGCTGGAAGCGTGACTGTTGAACTCTATTACCTGACCTAATGCTCGTACGATTCTTGCAGGATTACCGGGGGAAGCTCTCTGACGAAGTCTTTTATCGGGCTGGTGACGAGGCCGATCTGTCAAGCGCCAAGGCGCTTGTTGATGCGGGCCGAGCCGAGTTTGTGGAAGCGCCCGATGAGAAGCCCCCGGCCAAGTCAAAGAAGAAAACCAAATGATCCAGGACTACAAGTTCGAGCTGACTACTTCCGGTGCGGGCGCGGCGTCACAGACGCGGTCTACGCAGACTGGAAGGATCGTCAAGATCAGTGTTGACCTCAGCGATTGTGATGCCACGGCGGACCTGACGGTGAAGTCTGTTAACACTCCGGTCGGGGTTGATGAGACTCACTTGACGTTGACCAACTCTCAGGCGACTGCGAACTATCAGCTTGACGTTGCTTCAACCAAGGCTGACGGGACTGCCAGCGGTGAGTTCGTGGCCCCGATCCATGCTGGCGACTTGCAGGTTGCCATTGCTCAGGGCGGCGATACGAAGTCTGCTACAGTGGTCGTCTATCTTGAGGTTTGATCGCGTCTGCGCCTGACGGTGGGTTGCGGGCTTGCTGTAAAACATTGGTAATCGCGCCGGTATGAATATCTCATTTGCCCAAGCAGTAAGCAGAAAGGACCCGCTTCTCCTGTCTGAGGTAAAGGAGCACATTGGCGTTCAGCACACCGAGGACGATGCATACCTGCGCTCTATCCTTCGTGCCGCAACGAGGCGTGCAGAGTCATATACGGGCCGGAAGTTCGTGAACGAGACGATTACGCTTGACCTCGACGCACAGGAAGCGATTGCTGCGTTTTATCTTCCGTACGCCCCTCTTTCTTCGCTTACGTCTTTCGTTACCTATACGAGCGATAGCGATACGACGGGAACGGCTGTACCGGCAACGAACTACCGTGTTGACGGTGATAACCCGGCTCGGGTTGTAGCCATTGATGGCGGGTGGAATCTGTACCGGGCGTACAAGGCCGCGAGACTTGTCTATGTGGCCGGATACGGATCAAGCGGCGAGGACGTGCCGGATGACTTGCTCCATGCCATCAAGGTGCTCTGTGCGGACATGTACATGAACCAAGAGTCTGCCAAGTTGGAAACGAGAACTCAGCTCAACGCCAATCTGCTACCCACGGCGGCGAGGACACTTCTCCAGCCGTATATCGTTCATGTCTGGTAATGCGAAGACTCACAGACGCCATCGAGATACAGACAAGGACTCAGACTAAGAGTTCTACGGGCACCCTTACAGAGACGTGGGCGAAGGAGTGTACTGTCAGGGCAAGGTTCACTCCGATGGGCGGCGAGGAAGCGAGAGTCTACCACCGATCCTATCCGACTGCATCTGGCGTGTTTGAGCTGTTCTACGATCCTAACAACGTGCTGACGACTGCAAAGCGCATTGTGTGGGAGGGCCGGAACTACGATGTAGTTTATGTGAAGAATAGCGGCAAGCGCAGCATTCGGTCAACGATTCATGCCGTGGTCCAAGTCAATGCCGACTAAACATACCATATACAGTAGGACGTGGACCCGGGGGCCGAAACATTGGAATAAGCCGGGCGGGAAGATGGTACGCGGATCTCACCGCGAAATCATTTCCGTTATATCCAATGAATACAAGGCCTTAGGGCAATCGGCAGCAAGGGCGGCAGAGGATCTTGTGAAGCGGTACGCGAGTGAGACGAAGCAAGAGGCTGCGGCTACTGCTCCAGTTGACACTGGATTATTGGCGTCTTCGTATGTAGAGACCTTTGACAACCAGTTTGGGCAAGTGGAGGCGGGTGTGACCAACAATGTCCGCTATGCGTACTTCATGGAGTTCGGCTTCACGCACTGGCGAAGTGGCAAGCGGGTTCCACCCCAACCGTCGCTTACCCCGGCGTTCCTGAGTCGCATCCAGAAGTTTATCATGGAGGCAAGGGATCTGATATGAACGACCCCACACTACAGCTACGGGCTGGTATCGTAACGGCGATCAACGCGGCCATGACTGCGAATGGGAAGACCTGTCCGGTCTTTTCCAATCCGCCACATAACCAGTCGCTTCCGTACGTTCACCTGTCGAACGTGTTCATCAACCCGCGTCACAACAAGACGCATGAGGGCACGACATCGTATCATGTCATTGTGACCTACGCTGACGACCCGGACGAAGTGCTTACGCTTTCCAACATCGTACTCGAAGCGATTTCTGATCGGAGCAGTGAGATGACAGTCGCCGCTTCCGTGAAACTTATTACCTACGAATTGGATTTCATTACAGGGCCTACCGAGATTGACACGCCACAGGGCGTTCAGTACGGAGTGTCCATTCGCCTCCAATATAGAACGCACGAATAGCAATGGCAGCACCCACAACAGTACAAAAGGGCCTCGACTACACGCTTAGTATCTCTGGCGGTACCGAGATCGGCGGTGGCACGAACGCCACGCTTACGCTCAGTCAGGAACTCAGCGAATCGACAAATAAGAGTTCGTCCGCATTCAAGTCCTCCCAGAACGGCACTCGGTCTTGGAGCGTGGATTTCGAGGGGATGTACATTGAGTCGAGCGTTGAACTGGCTGGTGACAGCCTGGACTTCAAGGTTGGGTCCTCCAGCGGTACGGGCGGCGTGTCGGTAAAGGGTATCCGTGAGATCACGCTGGATCTGTCCTCGGAGTTGATTGGCAGCGTTTCGTCCACGACCGGCTTGGACCGCGCCATCTGCCCGGCTACCCGCACTGTGTCCATGACGATCAATGGCGAATGGTACGACTTCGATAAGGATTTGACCCCAACGGGCGGTGACGAGGCGCTTGAGGACCTGTTCGACGAGATTCAGGGCACGACGTCCTCCGGCATCGAGTGTACGCTGACGTTTGGCGCGAGCCAGAAGATTTATGCCACGCTCCGGCCCACTGCGTTCACGCTGGAGCATCCGCACAACGACATCATTACGTATTCCGTGACGCTTGAGGCAACCGGAGCCGTAACGGCACCGACCACTACGGGCGCAGATAGCGGTGTTGTGGCACTTCTTACCGATTTCTTCACATCTGGTGGTGCGGCAGAAGTCGGGACGGCACTCCTAAGTACGGGCACAACGGATGCTACCGAATACACCGGTTCGGCATACCCAGAGTCGCTCTCCCTGTCGATTCCCTATACAGGCGTTATTGCTCTGTCTGGAACCCTTCAGGGCAGTGGCGCATTGACGATGCAGGCTACGACATAGTAACAGCACGGCAGGTCTAATCGAGAGTCGCGTATCGGCACATGTGTTGGTACGCGGCTTTCTTTTTACCCTCCTGTGACGTACTATGTAGTGCCAACAAACGTGAGTGAACCATGAGTTTAGAGCGCCTTAAAGACGACCCCAGGCTGGTCATGATGGAGCATAACGGCCATGAGTACCATTTCTGGTACCATCGTCGCTGTATCGACCTCGCCAAGAATCACGGCTACTCGTACGAGGATTCGCAGTCCGAAGAAAGCGATTGGTACGAAAGCTCGATGCGATTCCTGTGGATGTGCCACCTGCCGTTTGACCGGGATCTATCCTTTGAGGATTTCGACCTTCTTTTTACGCCCGCCGACTTCCCCAAGCTGGTCAAGCTGGCCGAGGAGATCACGGAGAAGCAGTTGCCCAAGGTGGAGGAGGGCCCGGTCGATGAGGTGGCCGATGAGGGAAAAAAGCCAGCCCGCCGAGCCAAGAAGAAGTAGACGCTCTCTATCTCGGCACAATAGGCATGAGTCCTCAGGACTACTATTGGGCCTGCCCAAAGGATCTATCTGCGGTGCTTCGCGGTTATGAAAGACGTGAGCGCATCGAATGGGAGCGCAGCCTTATGTTGTATAACGTATGGGTCGGCAAGGAGGACCGGTTGACATACGATAGTCTTTTTCTCGGCAAGAAGACGATTACAAGCAAGGATGACTACCAGGCGGTGAAGGAGCGATTCCGCAAGGCAAGAGAACAAAGGCAGAGCAAACCGAATGGCTGACACTCAGGCGCAAGTAGGCGTTAAGTACCGCGTAGACAGCGGCGAACTTCAAGCAGCCTTCTCGAAGATGCAAGCCTCGGCCAGCGGGTTCGACGGCGCAATGGCTGGTCTTGATACGCGGCTCGGCTCGGCACAGAAGGCGCTGGATGAGAATGCCACGGCGCACTCCGCCCTGGCGAAGATGGGCATCCGTACTGGCTCTGCTATAGAGGCCGAGATCAAGGCGCTCGATCAGCTCAAGGCGGCGTTACAGGGCGATGCTCATGCACTTGGGCAGGTTGAGATGCGGCAGGCGGCACTGCGCGGGCAGCTTAATGCCACCTCGGCCACAATGGGCAAGACGGGAGACTCGACCCACCGGGCGAACCTGTTCATGATTAACTTCTCCCGAGGGGTGGAGGACTTGAAGTTTGGATTGCCCGCCGTTATCAACAACCTTGAAGGAATCGCTCTCGGCTATCAGTTGATGGCGAAGGAATCCAAGGCGGCTGGTCGGTCGATGATGCAAACACTTAGCCTTGCACTTTCGTCTCCGGCTGGTATGATCGCCCTGCTTAACCTTGTCGTGACCACGGCGTTCATTCTTGGCCCAACCTTGAAGAAGGCGTTCGGAAAGGGCCGGGTCGGAGCCAAGGAGCTGAAGGCTGCTGTTGACAAGGTGCTCGACGTGGATACCAGCGCTTTCGATTCCGCATTCCGAGTGGATAGCCTACAGGACGCCGAGCAAGCCATAAAGGCCATTGACCGGGAGATGACAGCCGTAACTGGCAAGCTTGCCGCTAAGGCCGGGTCCGCTAACGTGGCGCTTGGTGGCCTGCTTGCGACATCCAAGCTACTCAATGTTGGCGTGGATCAGCTCACGTCTATTTTCTCGTCTCTGTTCGGTGATGAGGAAACCAAGGCGATGGTGGCCTATGCCGAGTCGCTTAGAAAGGTTCGCGGGGAGTTCAAAGCGCTTGAAGTTGTTTCC